GAGCAGCAAGAACTGCCTGTGCAGCAGAGAAAATAAGAGTTACATTAACTCTAATATTTTGATATGATAGTTCTCGGCAGGCGGTAAGACCATCCTTTGTCATTGGAACTTTTACAGTTGTGCAGAAACCAAATTTTTCCTGAAGTCTGAGTCCTTCTTTAATCATTTCATCAGCAGTACCAACAACTTCCATACTTAGGTCATTGACTCCAAGATCTTTTAGTTCTTGATATACATCATCAGGATTTTTACCACTCTTCATAATCAGAGTAGGATTGGTAGTAATACCATCAATCAATCCAGTTTCATAATATTTTTTAATTACTTCAGTATCGGCAGTATCCAGGAAAATTTTCATTTTAACAAAAATATGGAAAAGATGCAGGTGAACCAACCTGCAATTTTGGGGAGATGTCTACCCATGGTTGTGTTGTGGTGGGTGGAAGGAATACATTATACCTTCACCGAGTGGGAATCACTGATGTGATAATAGGTCACTCAGACTTTCGGACCTCCTGGTAAGAGTTCTGTGCGAACACAGCGGGCACCACCCCTGTCCTATTATACATTACGCCGTGCCTCCACAAGCGTTGTTCTGTCACACCCTATGGAAATCCGTCGATTTCCAACGACTCAGGTAGGACTTGAACCTACGACCGACTGCTTAGAAGGCAGTTGCTCTATCCAGCTGAGCTACTGAGTCATGTGAGAGGCGGGAACAGTTTGTCGTTCCTCTTACCCGTGTTTGCCTCTCAACTCAGTTATTATAGGGCATCTAAATTAGTGCGTCAACCCTTTTTTCCTTTTTTTGGAGCAGATTCTTCAACCACTTCCGTCTCTGCCACTTCTGCTTCTGGTTCTGGTTCTGGAAGTTGAACTCCAGTCTGTGTCAAATATTCGATGGCACCCTGCACTTTAAAAAATAATTCTCTTCTATTTCCGGTTGTTTCTTGAAGTTTTTCAAGATCACTTCTCAATCCATCTCTCTGTTCAATAAGATTTGCAAGATGTTGTTGTTGTTCAGTCATGATTCTAATAAAATTTTAATTACATGATTCGCATTATTTAGACGTTTTTTTAAACTAAATAATTTTACATCTTCTTCAAACCCATGAAAAAAGCATTTATTGCTATTGGTATGATATTGATGACATCACCTGTTTATGCTGGTGGTATTGTAAGTAAACATGCATCAAGTGTACAACTGACTGTTGATGCAGCAAGGGCGACATCTACTAGAATTGGTTCATCATTCAGTATTTCTGGATCAAATATTGATACTACAGATGGAAGCACGGCAGGAACAGTTTCTGCAGGAACGATTACTTCTGGTGTATATAATCCAGGAACAATTGCAGCAACACAAGACACTGCCGGATCAGCATTTTCCTTCAGTCAATCTTATACCCAAGCTGATGCAGTTCCGACAAGTGCCGCAACAGTAGGTGCTAATCCAAACTTTTCATCATTAACTTCTTATACTGCTGGTGCTGCTGGTGATCTTGCCGGTACTGTAACCTCTGCAGGTGTTCTTACCGTGACTGCTGGAGGAGCTGGTACAAGTGGAATCGGACAATTTGTCTCGGAGATCACCGTTATTGACTAAATTGCAAAAGGAGATTGAAAATGATCCGTTTTGGAGGGACGATAATTTGGTCTGCGATGTGTGTGGTGGTTGCAAGTATCATACCTGCAACTGCCCTGGCGGTCCCAGTGGTCCCAAATTTTCAACAAGGTTCAATGACCAGCCACACGGAAACAACAAGTAAAGTTGTTGAAACCATCAATTCGATGGATTACAATACAGGATACCAATATTCTTCAACTGGTAGTGGAATTGAACCAGTAAACGGAACCTTAAGTCCTACAACAGGTTCCACAAGTGTAACTATAGATGGAGTGACATCATCATGGACAGGAGTAACAGACGTTCCCCAATTCAGACAAACAACACAGGGGGGAGCATTTCAGTTCACAGAAACTTATTCTGGACCCGGACTGCAAAATCACACAATTATTCAAAGAACAACAGAGGTGACCAGTATCACCGATACAACAAGTATTTTCTCCCAGTAATTTTATGTCTAACACAACTAACCAATGCGACACCTGCGGTTGCGGAAACTGTAGGGGGAGTCAGTGCAACTGCTGCTCCAATTGCCAATAGTTCAGGCTCAGTTACCAATCAAGCTATTCAAGTTTTACAAGGACCATATATCACTAACACTTATGGTTCAGGTATCCAGTGCCAAGGAGAAACCGTTAATTTTACACCATATGTGACAGGAGCAGTATCGGCACAAAAACCATTTGAAGGTAGTTACTTAGATAATGTATATGATATGAGAGATCTTACGGGTGATTTTGATGATGATGGAAATATAATTGGTGATGGCGCTCCTGATAATCCTGGCGACATATTATACAGAATTCCTATTAGAACAGGTCAAAAAGATAATTATAATTTAAGTGTGGGTTTCTCCATGACTTGGAGTACACCATTAGATAAAAAACTACAAGAACAATGTAAAGAAGCGGCAGCTGCTAGTATTTCTTTAATGCAACAACAAGCTGCTAACAAAAGATTAGACTTTGAAATTGCTCGTCTCAAAAATTGTGGAGAATTGATTAAATCTGGAATTAGTTTTCATCCCAGAAGTCGTTATGCAAGAATATGTGCTGATGTCGTAGTAAGAGATAAGACTTACATTAGTCCTCATGCACACTCTATCCCTTCGGTTTCAAAGCAGAACGAATCTGCTTTATCGCCTGATTCCGATCCCGCTGCTCTGCTCGGCGGACCGATGCGCTCAAGACCTTTGTCTCTTTCCCCCTAATATCAGCAATTTTTTTAACAACTTTTTTAATCGTTGGTTTTATAACACGCAATAAAATATCAGCAAGAGGTTTTGCAAGTAAAGCAGAAGTTGTGGCAACTAACGCAATAGCAGCAGTTGTAGTTGCTGCTTCTGGTGCTGGTAAATATTTTTCAACCCAAGGAATTTCAGGTTCGGGTGGAGGAACTTCTTCAACTTGCTCCACTGTAGCAGTTACAACTGGTGGAATTTTTGGAATAGATTTTAACGGAACATCTTTTGGTGGTTCTGGTGCTTTGTAAGGAGGAATGGGTGCCTTTGGTGTTTGTAAATGATCGGCAGCATTAAAATCTATTGGATTATATGAAGGAACACCAGCATCACAAAATGTTTTTATACCTCTTTCATCATCAGTTTTAATTTGATTATTTTTCTTATTATTAGTTTTATGTGCCTCTACACAACCAGGCATATCAATAACAGGAATTCCTATGTCAACAGTAACTGGTGCAGTAGATGGTAAAGATAATGATGCATCAGTTAACCACCTAGGAACATTAGGAATATCTAATGTCCTAATATTAATTTCAGGTGTTTTAATATTAATTTCAGGAATATTAATTTCAGGCATTAATCATTAAAAAGGAATTGCTCCACCAGTAGCAGAAGGAATTTCTGGAATTTCTGGCATTAAATTACCAATCATATCTGGAACAACTTTCATTACTTCTTCAGTTGCTCTCTTTTTAGCTTCTTCTATAAGAGCATCTTTTTGTGAATAGAGATAAAAACCACCACCAATAATAGATGCCGTGCCGACAAATGATAGAACTGCTAAGATGTTAATTACTTTTTGCATCGTTTAAATTCCCAAATAATTTTTATTTAGTTTTTAAGAATCTATAAAATATAGCAAGAACTCCAAGTAAAATAATTACGGCAGAAATATTACTCCAAGTAAGAACAGAAAAATCTCCAACTTTTACAGGACCTACTTCTAGATCTGCCGGTTGAGAAATTGTCTGTTCTATTTGTAATCCCTCAATATTTGTTCCTTCTGGAGCATTGATAATTATATTTTTTGTCATTCCACTAATGTCCCATGTGCCTTACGAATCTCACGTAGTTGTCCAAAATCTTTTTGTTTTGTTCCTCCATCATATTCCCAGGCATAACCCTCAGTAATCATTTGTTCATTAAGGGACAACTCTGCGTCCCCAATGTATAACCAGCCAAGAAGACGGCCATATTTCCCGACACCACCAACAAGTTCAGTCCTAACAGACAACTCATCGTCACCAGATATAGCACCTTCCAATTTCGCCTTGAGCCATTCGGTTGCGTCGATTCCAAGTTCTTTCTCTTCAGGGTTTCTTGTTCTCTTTTCCGGAGTGTCCACTCCCGCCACTCTCACTCTCTCCTTCTTGTAAAGGTCGAACCCCAGATCTATCGTCACGTCTATCGTGTCCCCGTCCAGAACTCTGTTGATCTCCACCACTCTGAAGTTGTAGCAGCTCTTCCTGCTTGGGGGTGTCATTGCTCCCATGGGATTCCCTATCGTCTATACCCAGTATATAGACAACAATATAAACAACTCCTATCAAAAGAAGTATAATAGAAATTATTACACTCCATACAGGATCATTATAATTTTCATGAGGTCTTAATATTAAATTCATGGATTTCTAGGATCAATTCCCATATCTTTTAAGTATTGCATCCACCAGTCGGCATCTTTTATTTGTCTCCAATTAGGCACAGGAAGATCTCTTTCTACAGTATAATATTGATATAAAGAATTATCGATAATCTGTGCGATCTCCAAATTCCTCTTCATCTTCATCAACGTCTGCATATGGATTTTCCAGATAGGGTCCTCGTTTTCGTAAAGGTTCTTTTCTGACATAATTTGATTCGGTATTTACGGCAGAAATCCAAACTGCTAGTTTCATCACTATGTAGATAATAACAAGTGGTGTAAAACAAAGTAACAGTGTTAATTGATAGTTCATTTGTGTTTACTAAATGGTTCCCAATGTTCCCAACCATAATTATGTATAGCCCACATCCCTATAACAGGAACAAATACCAAAACAAACCCCATAAGTCCTAAACACCATGGAGTCTGCATAACTGTTCTCACAAATAATATCATTTTTTAACTGGCCAAGTGTATTCCATAACGGAAACAAGAAGTAATACAAATGTAAATACAAATAAAGTACTCATGCCGGATAATCCCATTTAGTTATTTCATCTGTTTTGTGCCATGGTCCCCAGGAACCAGCAATATAGATATAAGGAGTAGTACGTATGGGGCAATTATCCCCAGTACAAAGTAAATCATCGACAATCCTCCAGGATTCTAGAACTTCTTCAGAGTGAACAAAATGTGACTGGTCATTATAAAGTGCATCATAAAGAAGTTTTTCATAACCATCAACTCCTAACCAATCAGGATACCTATGAGTAAGGGTTGCAGTCTCGACATCATTTTTAAAACCAGGTGCTTTCATATCAATTCTAATATCAAAATGAGGATGTGGTTGTAACCTCATTACAATACGATCATTATATTCATGACCATCAAACAATTGTTGTGGTGGTGCTTTTAATTTAATAACTACTTCTACACATTGGTAAGGCATTTTCTTTCCACTCATGAAGTGAAAAGGAACTCCCTCCCAACGCCAGTTATCGACATAAATGTCACCAGCAACATAGGTAGCAGTGTTACTGACAGGATCAACACCCTCTTCAGATTTGTAAGTGTCATATTGCCCAAAAATAATTTTATGTCCTAGTCTAGTTGCGGCAAGTACTTTTGTTTTCTCTCTACGAATTTCAGTAGCATTCATTTTGCATGGTGCCTCCATAGCAATCAGTGCAAGGACTTGAAGCATATGATTTTGCAACATGTCTCTAACAACACCAGAACCATCATAATATTGTGAACGACCTTCACAACCAATAGTCTCAGTTGCAAAAATCTGAACCTCTTCTATATACTGCCTATTCCATAGTGGTTCAAGTAGTGTGTTACTGAAACGAGTGGCAAGAATATTATTAACAGTATCTTTACCAAGATAATGGTCAATGCGATAAACTTGTTTTTCGCGTAAATATCGCTCCACCACTGACTGTAAATGATTAGCAGATTTATAATCGTATCCAAAGGGTTTCTCGATAACCACCCTCGATCTTTCTGGATCATTTAAAAATCCTCCTTTCTTTAAATTAGTAATTGCATCGGCATATGTGCTAGGTGGTACAGATAAAAAGTATGTGGTATCCATACTATCATCATGTAATTGATTTAAACTATTTTCACACGATAAATCACATGAAACAAAATCCAACCAATGAGTAAATTCTTCAGGATAATTTCCCAAATAATTTAACCAACACTCTCTAGAAAATTCTCTACGTGAAGAACCTACAATTAGTAGTCCTTGAGGTAAAAGTTTTTTATACCATAATTGATATAAAGAAGGGATGAGTTTTCTTTTACAAAGATCACCTGCCGCACCAAATATAACTATGCGTTTACTAACGTGCTGTTCCGTTTCCATCGTATTTGTATAATTCATAATAGACATTTTCACCTTTTCATAACCCGAAATATATAGTGGATAATACAAATGGGATTGTTGTCTAAAGTAAGACATTTGCTAGGGTCATTTTACATTTTTTACACGCAAATCACATTCAGTCTCCTCAAATAAAACTGGATGTGCTGTCCCATTTCCAGTATAATCATCACTATCGTAATAGTCATTATCACCTTTGATAAATCCAAAACAAAATGTAATAAGTACGAATGGGATTGCGACCCAAAGTAAAACGTTTGCTAAAGTCATTTAAAAAATACCTTAAATCCAATTGATGCTCTTCCATTTTCAATATCATCAACACTTGTCAAATATTCAGTATAAAATTTGTAAGAGTCACCATATTCTACACCTATTGATGCCAATGGTCCACTAAAGTTATCATTAGTATCAAAATTAGAGTTGTTGATGCTGATTCCAGAATAAAGAGTGGTGCCTCCAAGTGGAGCATAAAATTTAACACCTGCATGATTAATACCTGGAGAATCATTGCACTGCATCGGAGAAGAAATATGTTCCATAAACAATTTCATATTCTTATGAATATCATATTCAATACCTAAAGAACCCATAGGTTCTTTAAAGTTAATCTGTTCATTATTGTCCCACGGATCCGCATTTATAGAAACATAAGTTCTAATCTCTTCCGGAGTTATCGATCCAATAGCAATTGTAGCGAGAGTTGTTGTAATAGTTTGTGCTCCAATACAAATCATCTTACGTTATGACCTCCAAACATATATCTCATACCATTTAAGATTTTGTTTCCGAACTCGCCCAATCTTCTAGAATTAAAGCGTTCAAATAGTGCGGCAGAGATAACAGGTGTGGGTACACCAAGATCCACAGCAGCGTGAAGAGTCCAACGACCTTCACCAGAGTCTGATACTCCCCCATCGAACTTGCTAAGTTTAGGATCATGCCGTAGTACATCAGCGGTAAGATCAAGTAACCAACTACCAACAACGCTACCACGACGCCAAAGCTCAGCCACCTCAACAGTGTCAATATCATATTGATAGTCTGCCGGATTTTCCATCGGAGCAATCTCAGCATCCCCTTCCTTAACATATTGGGAACCAAGATTACCATGATGGAGAATATTAAACCCTTCTGCATACGCTTGCATGATTCCATATTCGACTCCGTTGTGAACCATCTTTACAAAATGACCTGCTCCAGGACCTCCACAGTGTAACCAACCATACTCAGCAGATGTTGCGTTTGTGTAAGGGTCCGTGCGGGGTGCAGAGGCAATGCCAGGTGCCAGTGCCCTGAAAATAGGGGCACAGGCAGATACTGCGCCACTTGCACCACCAACCATAAGACAGTATCCACGCTCCAGACCGTAAACTCCACCAGAAGTACCGCAGTCAATATATTGGATACCATACTTAGAAAGCCTTTCTGCTCTCCTGCGAGAATCTTTAAAGTTGCTATTGCCATGATCAATAATAATATCTCCGTCGCCAAGTAATGGTAATAACTCATTGAGTGTGTCCTCTACTAATTCTGCTGGAATAACAAGTTGAAAAATTCCGGGACATTTACCAACTTGTCCATCTACATGATGAACTATTTTAACAAGATTTTCTAAATCAGTGGCAATTCCACTGACATAACCTTTTTCAAATGCTTCTTCAGCCTTTGCATAGTTACGCCTATAACCCCAGGTTTCAATACCTGCTTTCATCATCCGACGAGACATACCCTCGCCCATTCTACCTAAACCAATAATACCAACTTTCATTTAATTAACTCCATTTCTTTCAATTCATTTTAATTATATCAATAAAGACATTCCTCCTGTTCTGCCAATACAACACAGTCACTTATTGGATATGATACACATGTCAGGATAAATCCATCTTCTATTTGATCATCATCAAGAAAAGATTGCTCCTCCTGATTTACCGTTCCACTTTCAAGTTTACCGGCACATGTAGAACAAGCACCTGCCTTGCATGAAGACGGTGCATCAATATCAACATCTTCGGCAGCTTCTAATAGATACTGGTCATCTGCACATTGAAAAGTAGTTTCCGTTCCGTCAGATGATTTCCATGTAATCGTATATTCCATTTATTTTTTTAGTTAACGTGTACTGTTCCAATCATGCCCGCACCTTGATGATGCCCACAAAAAATATCATAATCTCCTACTTCAGTAAATTTTATATCTTGAGTTTGACCAGGACTAAAAAATAATGATTCTCTAGATAAATCAGGACGACCATTCACAATAATATTATGAGGTGGTAACATACCATTTACAAAGTGTATGCTTTCTCCTTTAGTAATTGTGATATCAGATGGTTCAAACTGAAGATTACCATCAGAGTTCATTATAACATCTACAGCCCATGCCGGTGCTGCTAAAAAGAAAGTTGTTAGAAGTACAAAAAAGAACTTCATATTTAAAAAATTTAACTACACTATCTAGTTATTTTTTACCAATGCCAATTAATTAATTGTTAGCAACCACTAACAGATTTTGCTATTTCACCACCAAGATTACTTCCAACATTTTGACCTAACATAGTTGCCCATCCAGCAGCCAACCATCCAACATAAGGAATTCCAGTTAATACTGGAGCAAGTCCACTGGTCATGCTAGCTCCCACTATCGCACCGGTTGACTCTCCAGAACCTTCCGATTTGATACACGTTAACTTTTCGGCACTCAACTTTCCCTCAGGATCATTACCTCCATTTGACTCACCATACATTGTATATTCTTTCCGAATATATTCATTTTTATCTAAACTTTGAGAACTACCAAAAAATCCTTTTTTACTACTTTTTAAATCTAAATTACTTTCCCTAACTAATACTTTCGGATCATTAGCATTATATCTAATTTCATATCCTTCTTTTCCCACCTTTACATCATATGATGAATACTCTCCGGTAGGAAGATTGATAGAAGGATACTGTGGTCTATCTGCATATTTCTCAGTCATCTTCATTAGATGACCAAGAGCACCAATATGTGCAACTGCGACTAAACCACCCACACCAAGAAGAACCCATTTAAATGGACCTCTACGTCTAAATCTTCTGCGTTTAGATAATTTTTCTTTGGGGTTTACCTGTTTTACAATATCAGTCATAATTTATTTTTTAAATTCGGCAGTATTACATCTTATAGGAATCGTTAGATTTTGGTGGTCCTTGAGGTGGTTGATTTCCAATTTGAAGAGGTGCTTGCTCAATCCGGATAGTTTGAGCAGGTGCAGTTTGAGATGCTGCATTAATTAATTTTTCTAAATCAGATTTGTTTATCGCACCCGAAGAAGAACTACCATTACCATTACCATTTTTATTTTTTGCCGTCTGAACCCCGAACGTAGCTAAAACCCCCGTAAAAACACTGGCTATGAATGTCGGATCAATTTTTCCTTGAGGAAAACCAGGAATCGTCACATAATTAAGAGTAAGAATTCCACCAGACCAAACAAGAATACCTAGACGAACAAAAGTTGAAATAATATTAAGTTGTTCCTCAGAGTCCTCAACTTTTTCTTTTAACTTTCCAAGTGGTCCTTTTTTCTTATCTCCTTTTAATTCTTCTTTCTTTACTTCGTCTTTCTTTACTTCTTCTGGCATGGTAAAAGAGTAAGGCAGAATTATTTAGTGCCGTAACTAGTTCCATCAAGTTTAATATAACCATTTTTTTCTAACCATTCTTTAGTCAGAGGTGTAGGTTTATAATCAGTCCACATATCACCACGAGCACAAGATTTAAGTGCTTTCTGAGTCATACCGGCAGTTCTACCTGCCCAAGTTGCTTCTTTTTCCCATGGAATAGCACTAGGCATATGTTTATATGTTCTTCTTGCCATTTCCTGCCATATCTCAGGAACTTTTTCTTCATCCATAATAATAGCAATCATGTTATTTTCAATAGTTCCTGCCATACAATCTTGTGCGGCGTGCCATCCTTCATGACGCATTACACTCATTAATACACCCGGACGTTTCATAAATGTTTTATTTAAGAAAAAATTATTTCCCACTGTATGATAAACACCACGATGTCCTACAGGAAAATATTTTTCATCTGCTAGAAACACCTTAACTCCGATCCTCCTAAGGGAGACAAGCATGTTGTTGAATTCGTTAGCAATAGAATAAAAATCGTCAGTATTGGGATACTGACTAGAAATATCCAGAAGACTAAAGACTTGTTCGACTCCATCTGTACATTCCCGAAGTAACATACACCCCGTAGAGTGACTAGTATAGTACTCATTTTCTTGGAGTGGGTCTGAATGGACAGGCAGGGCAACCGTTGCCGCAGCAACCAGGGATGCAATAATTTTTTTCATGAATAATATGCCTTGTAATAACTAACAATACCTGATGTATTAATATTTCCTTGTGATATCCAATCGTGAGCACACTCATAGATTGATTGTGTTGAATACTTAGGAATAGATCCTTCCATCTGACCACCATATTTAGAAAGAAGAACTTTTAATGCCTGTTCACGAAGAACAAGTTTTTGCTCACTATAACGCCAATCTTCAGTCATAAAAATTGCTCCTTACCAGTTCCTGACATCCATCCATAACCATTAGAACCTCCATCAAGAAAATTTTCTGAACCACCAGGAGGATTAATATCGATAGTGGTATTACTATTTTGAGTGGCAATTTCATACATTCTTTGATGTATGTCATTAGGTTCTACAGAAAAATTTTCTTCCCGTTCCTGTCGTTTAATTTCGTATTCTTGTTGCATATAATCAATTTGGTTTTGAGATCTAACAGGAGCAGGTCCAAACCACGAATCATCATTAAGATATACTGGAGCAGGAATTCCAACATATGGACTATATCCATGACTAAAATGTCCTGGTCCACACTCAAATATTGGTGTTTCTAATTTGGAGCATTCAATTTTTTCTTCATCAATAGAACATTCAACATCTTCTTCTTTAAAAGTACCAGTTTTTTTCATGAGAAGAGTAGTTTGTGTTTTAAACAACTGTTTGACTTTTTTGATTATGCCCATATCAGTTTTTTACTATAGTTATAAGAATAATACTCTCTTTTACCTTTGATACCCCATCCTAACCAATAGTATGCCGGAATCATATATTGTTGAACAGTTTGACCACTACCTTCAAATGAAGGCAAATATTTTTGGAATATAGGTTCATTAATCATATAACGAGTTTGACCTTCCAGACTACTGGGATCACAGGCATACTTATTACAAAATCTACCAAGACCTTTGTAACGACCAATACTAGTCCATTGAATTAAACCATATCCACCAACACGACATTCATTATAAGAAACCCGAGCACCACCCTCACAAATGTTAGGAACAAATTTACTTTCCTGTTTAATATTTCCTAAGATAGTAGCAAGAGCATTTCTATCGGTAATCTTAGTGCTTTCTTGTAATTTTTTAAGAACATATTGTTCTTCTGGTGTGCATTTTGGACATTTCCAAGTTGATTTATATTTAACTGTCGAAGTTTTAACAGGATTTGGTTTTGTTACTAATAGTTGTTCAGAAATTTGAGAAGAAACTGTAGCTGAAACAATTCCAAGTCCAATAAACGTTTTAATCATCGTCTCCAAGATATTCGAGTGAGTAAATTTCATGATCTTTAATAGTAGGGTCTAACCATTCGGCAAACTCTGTTTGAATTGCATATGCATTCTCTACTGATTCTAGCACATCATTTGATTCCATATCACAAAGAGTGTGCATTCTGTCAACTGCCCATTCATGAGCTATCTCCAGAGTTTTTTCCAAAGTTACCATAATCTTTCCGCATATAGCGTCCGAGAATGTTACTATTATAATATGCCGGAACTCCATTGTCAAGAGATTCGGATAAGACATTATTTAAAAATAGTTGTTTTGTCTCTTCATAATTACAATCACCTTTGGTTTTATGAAGAGAAAGAATTTCTCTTCTAAAAAATACTTTATTGTTAATCTCTTTTATATCTTTTTTTAATTCAGGACAAGAACCATAATACTTTTTCCAATCAGATTCTTGTTTTACTTTTCGTTTCTTTCCTGGTGGTGTTCTGAACGACCAAAAATACTTTCTCCCAATGTATTGTCGTCCATTGATGAGATTGGTAATACAGTAAACAAAACCAAAGTAATCCCCAACATCACTACTATCAAAAGTTCGTTCCATGTAAGTCCAAGGATTTTCATATGAATTCATTCATGTTGTTTAAGCGCTTACTATATATCCATCAACCTTAGCAAAGATATTCTAAACAAAAAAAGAGAGGGTGTCAAGCCCTCTCAAAGAATTATGTCAATTTTATATCAGTCCTTTGGCATCTTTGCACCAGACTTATGACGGGTAGTGCCCGCAGAATCAACGTATGTTTCTCTTTCTTTTCTAGGAGACACATAACCGACTCCAGGAACTACACCGGTCTTTCCGGCAGCTCTGGCGGCATTTCTATCTGCTGCTCTCTGTGCTGCTCTCTTACGGTTGCGATCATAAGAACTCATTGCTTCATCAACCTCAACTTCTTCTTTCTTAGTTCCGATTCCTGCTTTAAACTCAGCATCTCTTCTTGTTTTTTGTTGAGCAGGAGTTAGGGAATAGTCGTGACCAAAGTCCCTTCCAGTTGCAGTAGTGCCTTCACGCTTTCTTTGTGCGGCAAGACGCTTTTCTCTTCTTGCTTGCATTGCTGCAAGTGAGTCTGCTTCCATGATTGCTTCAATCTCCTTATCAGAGAACTTACCAGTTGCCTTAAGTTCTTCATTCTTTGTTAAGGCGTCTGCTCTTCTTTTTGCTTTGTTGCCGGTTCCACTATTGAGACCAGTAAAGTTAGATTTTACTGGATTCTTAGCAACCTTTAGATTGGGAGGTGTTCCACCATAACCATCAACATTAGCACGACCAATGTGCTTAATGTCTTTAACGTTTTGACCTTTACCTGACTTTGCTCTACCAGAATCAGTGGTGCGAGCATCAATCATAGATTTCATTTTTGCTTTACCCTTTTCACTGGTGATTGCTTCATAAACATTCTCTGATTCTACAATTGCTTTAATCTCCTTCGCAGTAAAGAGACCGGTTGCCTTAAGTGCTTCAATCTCTTCACTCATACGATTGACAACCTTCTGTGCCTGACGTTTAATAAATCCTTTGATCCCACTCTTTGCTTTTTTCTTAGCATCAGATGCTGCTGCCTTTGCCTTTTCTGGTGCTTTACTAACAGATAATGCTGCTTTACGTCCTGCTCTCCTTGCCTCATCTTTAGCAATTGATCCTGCAATCTGAACACCTGCTTTAGCAGCTGATGCTTTCTTCTTAACACTATCAACAGCACCTTTAACAGCACCGACAGCACCTTTGAGAGCATCCCCTGCCTTTCTCTTAGCATATCTAACCTGACCTGCTCTTCTCTTCTGTCTTGCTGCCTTGTCAATACCACTTGCAGATTTCTTCGATGCTCTAACAGCACTGTCGTAATATGAGTCACTTACTTCACAAAGTGTCTCATCAATATAAAGATCAGTTGCCTCATCGACAACTTCAATTGCTTCTTCTTCGGAGTATCCTTCTTCAATAAGTTCTTCAATCAGTTCATCACAAATTTCATGAACGAGTTCTTCTTCGATAATTTCTTCTACTTCATTAAATTCTTCACAAACTTTTCTGAAGTCGGCAAATTGTTTTTGAGACAAGGACATTTTTCTTATTCTGTATCCATATATGGATATTTATAAAAAAAGAGGGACTACTCGTCCCCCTTGTATGCTTGATATCCATCATATTCACCAAACATATGTGAATCAGATAGTGCTGCTTCTTTATATGCTCTTATACTATCATAAACTAAATCCTGCGAAGGTGTCTCCTTTGACATCTTGCTTGATTCCTCCGACGATATAAGATTCGACTTCGGTTTCTTGCGGAGCAACTTGAAGACCTTTTGAAGATATCCAGTGCTCTGTCCAAGGAAGTGGATTGTTTTTTGCGGCAATGTCATAGATCGGTTTTAATCCAATTGTCTTCATTCGACGGTTGGCAATCCATTCAACATATTGCTGCAGTAGTTTATCATTTAAACCAATCATAGAACCATCTTTAAACAAATATTCTGCCCAAAGTTTTTCTTGATTTACTGCATTTTCAAATGCGCGAATTAACCAAGGTTCTTCTTCCTTGGCAATCTTTTGCATATCTGGATCGTCACCGTTTCTCCACTTATTTAGAATATTCTGAGTAATTACCAGGTGCTGATTTTCATCTCTTGCAATCAAAGAGATGATTTTTGCACTTCCTTCCATAAGTTTGAGTTCGCCAAACGCAAAACTACAAGCGAAACTGACATAAAAGCGAATACCTTCAAGAATATTAACGTTTGCAACTGCTCTATAGAGTTTACGTTTGAGTTCATATCTTGAATCGACTGCATAGGGTACTTCCTGTAAAGCGTACTGCCAATCACTGGTGCTATCATAATGATGTGCCGAATTGATAAAATCATCATATGCCTCAGTTACACTGGTGGCACGTTCAAGAATTCTATCGTCTGTTAAAATAGTATCAAATACTTCTGAAGGATCTGCATAAACATTTTTAATCAGATATGTGTATGAACGACTATGGATCATCTCCATAAATCCCCACACTTCCATACATGCTTCTAGTTCAGGTAATGAACAGTAAGGGATAAAAGCCATCCCAGGACCACGCCCTTGTACAGAATCCAGCATGATCTGATACTTAAGATTGCTGGTAAAAATATGTTTTTGTTCTGGACGTAATGTCTGATAATCTGCACGATCTTTTTGCAATGAGACTTCTTCTGGTCTCCAGAAGTATCCAAGTTGTTGAGTAGTCAGTTTATCAAAAACCGGATACTTATAAGAGTCATACCTCTGAACACCCAGAGGTTTTCCAAAGAACATTGGTTGTGTTTTTCTATCAACTTGTTCAGGATTAAAAACGGTCATTTGAGTGACCGTTGTATTTTTGTTGTCCACAGAATCTGATTTAAATTTTACAAGACTCACAGTCTTCCTCCTCGGCGGTTTCTAATTGATTGATTAAACTTTCTAATTCGGATTTTTGTTCTTCAAGTTCATCATTTTTATTATCATATGTATTTTGATAGTAAGAAGTCTTCCATCCATACTTATAGGTTTTAAGTAAGTCCTGTGCCATCACAGAAACAGGAACTTCATTATTTTCATATTGTTGTGGATTATAACTCCAGTTGCCAGAAATTGCCTGATCAAAGAATTTTTGCATCACAGCAACAATATTAATATAACCATTATTGGACTCCATATCCCAAAGAAGCGTATAATTGTTTTTAAGAGTTGTGTATTGTGGAACAACTTGTTTAAGGGTTCCCTTTTTACTCTTTTTAGTGGACAAGTACGCTCTAGGTGGTTCGATTCCATTTGTGGCATTTGACACAACAGAACTGCTCTCTGAAGGCATTTGTGCCGACAGTGTTGAGTTCCGTACTCCATATTGAATGATGTCGTTCCGAAGACTCTCCCAATCATAGTTAAGCTCATTCGGGACTATTTCATCTACATCACTCTTATATGTATCAATGGGAAGAATTCCACTTCCATACTTTGTTCTATGACTGTATTCACAGGCACCTTTTTCTTTGGCAAGATCTATTGTAGCACGAATAAGATAATATTGGAATGCTTCTGTAAGATCATGAACCAGTTTCCATGCCTCAGGATTGTCATAAGACAATCCATTCTTGGCAAGATAATGTGCTAGTCCAATGTAACCGATACCAAGGGATCTCCTTGCCTTTGTGGCAATTTCTGCTGCTCTGATGGGGTATCCTTGAAAATCAATAAGTTCATCAAGACCCCTAACAGCAAGATCACAGAGGCTTTCAAGATCCTCATTGCCCCTAATTTTACCAATATTAATAGCAGAAAGGATACAGAGAGCAATTTCTCCAGATTCATCGTCAATGTGGTTCAGTGGTTTAGTTGGAAGAGTGATCTCCTGACACAAATTACTCATCTCAACTTTATCATGGAAAGATGAATGACTATTGCAGTGATCAATATTCATGATATACAGTCTACCAGTTTCTGCTCTTTCTTTCAAGATGTTTAGAAAAAGTTCTTGTGCTCCAATAGTTTTTCTTGGAGTAAACTCATCTGATTCATAACGTACATAGAGATCGTCAAATAAATCAGTACCAAAAGCATCATTGAGACCTGGTACGTCATGCGGTGAGAAGAGGCTAATCTCTCTATTCTGGATAAAACGTTCGTAGAAAAGTTTTGAAATCTGAATTGAGTAATCAAGTTTTCTGACACGATTATCTTCAGTTCCTTTGTTATTCTTCAGGACGATGATGTCTTCGATTTCTTGGTGCCAGATTGGGAAGTGGACAGTTGCTGAGCCACCTCGTATTCCATTTTGTGTACAACACCGGACAGTAGATTCAAACTTTTTAAGGAAAGGAACAACACCTGTGTGTTGAACTTCTCCACCTCTGATTTTACTGTTGACGCCACGGATTCTGCCTGCGTTGATACCGATTCCCGCCCTTTGTGCAACATACCTGCCGATAGCCATATCAGAACTAAAGATGCTATCGAGGGAGTCATCAACATCAACAAGAACACAGCTAGCATATTGTCGAAGTGGAGTTCGCACTCCTGCCATGATAGGTGTGGGAATGTTGATTTTGTGTTTGGAGATTGCGTCGTAGTATCTTTTGACATAATCCAATCTTGTCTCTTTAGGATATTTGGAGAATATGGTTGCAGCAATCAGCAGATACATAAACTGCGGAGTTTCATAAAGTTCTCCGGTACTCCTATCTTGTACAAGATATTTATCTACGACTTGCCGTAATCCGGCATACGTAAACAAGAAGTCACGATCATGATCGATAAAAGATTGAAGTTTATCGAATTCGTCTTTATCATACAGATTTATAATCTCTGCATCATATATACCTCTTCCGATACAATCATCGACATGACTTTTGAGTGTCGGTGCCTGGTGCATACGTCCAAACAATTGCTTACGCAACGAAAATAAAAGAAGACGTGCAGCTACAAATTGATAATTAGGATGCTCAAGATCAATGAGATCGGAAGCAGAACGAATTAAAATTTGTTGAATTTCTGCGGTAGAAACACCATCATAAAATTGAATGCCAGATTGAATTTCAACCTGACTTGCAGAAACTCCGGCAAGATCCTTACATGCCTCATCCACCATTTTATGGAGTTTATTCAAATCAAGAGGTTCTGTTGTTCCGTTTCTCTTGACTACTTTTGTACCGTTACTCATATTTTTTTCCAATTGTTGAATTTGATTTTTGCTTCTAGACCACTATATGTGTTTGATTCTAACATAGACATAACGTCATGTCCAGCAAGAACCATGTCGTTAATATCTTTTTCTCCTATATTTGATGGCCAAATAATTACGGAGTCGCCACTATCGATTGTTCTATTAATTCGTTGGACAATTTCCTTGTTTCGAGGTTCGTTGTCGTAAACCCAAACAGGATTGCTAATACCCCAATCGTGGACATCAGCATCAGCTCCGCACATAGCAATCGAGTTGCGTATAAATGTTGAGTCGAAAGGACCTTCTGTGATATAGACGACTGAGGTCTTATCAATTTTTTCGATTCCATATGCTTTTGCTGCCTCTTCCTGAATCATAATGGTGATATATTTATTAGGAGATTTATCTAGTGCTCTCCCCTGAAATCCTATTAAATTTTTTGTCTCATCATACATGGGTATAATGATTCTTGGTTCGTCTCTGCCTACATTATCGAATGTTTTTTTCTGTGTATTTGTCCATGATTTAAATCTGTCTGCATAGTAAAACTTATCAGGATCAATTTTTCTGTTCTCAAGATATTGTCTGGCAACGGAATTTGAAGATGCCTTAGGAAGATTGATTGATTTTTTAAATACTGGTTTTTTAAATACCAACTTTGGTTCTTCAACAACAAAGTTTTTACCCGTATGCCCCTCTTTAAACTTCTCCATTGTATACTGCTTATGCAGTGTGCCATCAAGAGTCTTAATAAAATTATTTAATGACATGCTGGCACCACAGTTATGGCACTTAAAGTTAGTGTTATTCTTGACCTGGTAGAGATACCCCCGTGTCTTATTTTTGTTTTTCTGCGAATCCCCACAGACGGGGCAACGAAAGTTGTAAAGATTGTTTTTTACTTTCTTAAATTTTTGCAGACGAGAAGAAATCAGACCAATATACTTGGAGTCAACCAAATCCATTACAAAAGACTTCTACTGTCTCTCTATTATAACCTGCTGTGCCTGTGGAGTCAAGAAGTTTTGTAGCAGTTTTTGACCTGGCATACTAACTATGAATGATATTACAATTAGAGAACCGGCAATAGTCCACATCTTCTTTTCCATAACACGAAGACGTTCATCAATTTTTCTTATATCTCTCTCACATCCTCCCTTTATCTCATCTGCTCTTCTATTAACTTCACGATGAACACTTTCTACTTTCTCAAATAGAACTGCATCAATTCTATCTTGTTTCTCTAATTTTTCATTATGAACAGCAAGTAGTTGTCCCATCTTCACAGAGTTATCTTGTAAAGACTCAACTACACGTTCTAGTCTTTCCAATATTGCCGAATTAACATTATTATTAATATTGACGTTATCGTTATCCATTTTTTAAATCCTGTATCCACATTCTTCTTGATCCATACCTTCCTACAGGAGTTTGTTTTCTTTTTTTCTTCACAGGAGGTTCATCAGGTGGTAGTCCTGCAATTGCTCCACCACTAGCATTATTTGTTGGGATTCCTTCTTCATTAAGATTTCTAATAATATTTAAGATTTTATCTATATTCATCAGAGTGCTCTTAATTGTGCTAAACAATAATAATCTTCTTCAATATCAGATATTTTTGTTTTAGGGTATTCTGGTATTCTATCCAAAAATAATAAAAAACTTTTTATGTATGGCCACAATTCATGCTCTAAATTATAGAACAACAGAGGAACTGCCGCATCACTAAAGACATTGAATAAAACTGTCAGATGATTTAATATGAGATGTGTTTTAAGTTCCCCAGAATTTTTATATCTTTTCAATAACCTTTTGATGTATTTGATACGTTTTAAATCGTCCTCAAAATCATCCTTAGTTATTGCCTGGGGATTATCGTAAAATTTTATAGCAAAGAGTAAATAATTACCCTCGTTCAATTCATCAAATCTCATATCACATATCAGCTATCTGGGAACTTAGTATCTTCCGCATCACCGGTGATGGTGCTTCCGGCAACTAATGTTTCTGACTTAACTCTCAGATTTCCGTGATTATCTGTATAAGTTGTAATACCAACCCAACCGGCATGAGCAGGTGCATATTTGCGTGCCTCGCCTGATGCCGCATTAGCAACACTTTGCTCGGTAGTATCTACACCATATATTTCATTAATAGCAAAACTTCCACCTTTGACTTCAGACACAGGTGTTTCACGAATTTCATAATCAACGTCTGTAAATGCACCAGGAAGATCAAGATTGGTAAGTGTTAATTGAGTAGCAGAATCTATACTCAAAATTACACCTTGACCAGGACCAGCACCATCAGTTGCTAATGTTACCACTTGACCAACCTTTACACCATTACCTGATGTCCAAGCAATACTACCACTCTGCTTCGTAAGTACTCCAGCAGTAGTGCAGTTTACTTTTCCAGTCGAATAGACAGTATCTTTATTGCCCCAAAGAGACATGTTTCCTTACCCTATAATTCTTTATAATGATATTTATACTTTATTCCTCTTCTCTAGTTTTGATTGCCTTTGTCACAACTTCAAGTAGTTGATCATCCATATCTGTTTTAGTCAACTTAACTGCCTTAGCAAGAATAACAAGACAGATCTCAATAAGTTTCTCACCAAGTTCTTCATTTTCCGGAATCTTGGCAACTGCATCAGAAATAATTTTGGACGCAAGTGGGAGAAGAAATGTTAACATAGTTCGATACCAATATCTAAACTATATATCGCCTATAAACTCTTTAAACGTTTTTTTACTTTCATTTACATCACCAGAAGTATCTTTCTTATGAAGATTTTTATATAGATGTTTATGGAGAGATTTTGCTCTCTTTAAAATTTTATCTCTCTGAGAAAAATCTTTTGCTTCTTTTGCAACTTTCTTTTCTGGAAGACCTTTATGTTTTGTTGATGCAAAATCTTTAGCGTCTTTTTTCTTTATAGATTCTGCTGCCTTTGCAACTTCAGGTGACGGGTTGGGCATGTCACCTTTTTTGGCGGCATACACCATACCCATAAACCTTTGTTGTGCCTTAGATACGGCAGGCATTACTTCTTCTTGGTGTCCATAATAGCACCTTTACCGTGCTTGGCACGAATATCTGCCTTCACTTTTTCAAGTGCAGACATTCCATCATATTTTTTCTTGGCAGAACCAATTGCTACATTCTTAGCAGATTTATCATATCTTACGTTTCCATCAACACCACCACGTTCCATACGACGATCTCTTAAAGAATCTTCGGTTGATTCCTTACGAGTATCACCTCTCAGTGGTTCTTGTCCTGCACGACGACGTGCTTTATTACCAGCACCTTGATCACCATATCCTGCAAATCTAGCACCCTTTCCGCCAGTTGATTTTTTTTCATAACCAGGAGTTCCAGGTCCATCATTACGGACTGCCACATTATGGGCAACTGCACGAGTTTTAGATGATGCAGATGGATCATGCACTTTTGCTGCTACTTTTTTTTGACGTTCACCAGGACGCATTGCTTCATCAACTAAATCTCCCTCCATATCATAAGACATCTTAAGTCCTCTTGCTCTCAATTTATTTTTAATCAAGTTCATCATGGCATAATTTCCTCTAGAATCAGGAGCATCCTTCATTTCTTTGGATTTGGGTTCACATGATCCTTCATGAATCTCTCCACATTTTAAACATGCACCATTTCCTTCATTTTCTTCACTATAATTTAAAGGAAGTCTTCCCTGTCTTTGCATTTGCATTGTCTGCCTCTGCATCATCATTTTTTTCTGAAGCATCTTCTTCTTATTGTCAAGTTGCTTCTTATCCTCTGGAGAAGGTCCAGTTTTGGATTTATCCATCTCAGATTGTTGCTCATTCATTGGTGGATTTACAACAACCTTATTCTTACCCTTCATTATATCAAGTTTCTTTTCCTTCTGTTCACCTTCGGCAACTTCACCAATAAACTCTTCTTTTGCCATTGCCTTCTTAATGGCCTTATCTCTGGAACCCATATACTCTGCGGTTCCAGACTCAATTTTTCCATCACCATCATAATCTTTAGCAGCTTTCTTACCCTTTCCAGTCTTATCATAAGTACTAGGTTCTGCAGCACTCTTACCGGCAATTTCTACAGAAGCAATATTAGGATTCTTTCTCAGTTCTGCAATCTTAGCACGATCTGCTTTTCTAAGATAAGACTTACCAGTTTTCTTATCCTTAACTCTTACAGTATACTTACTTCCTTCTGCCCCTTCAAAGATTTTTTCAAAGACACTAAGAACAGCATCACTGGCAGTATCATTAAGATTTACAAAATCATATTCTTCGCCAATCAGCATCTTTTTAGCAAGTGCCTTTACAGGACCAGGTGCCGGAGACTTACCCAGTTGCTGCATATAAGCACGCTTCAGTGAAGCAGGATCAGTTTTTTGTCCGTCCTTAAACTGACCTTTTACTTTATATCGAACATCGTATGCTAACTGTCTAGCAGCCTTTCTTACTTTATCATTAGCACCAGGTGCCTGTTGTGCAGGTTTATCCATCTGAAGACAATTACTTTTTCTTATATTTATTTATGAATTGCCTGCCCCAACTAGAACCCTTCACCATAGTCTCTGCATACTTACGAAGAGCATCGGTTCCAACTTCTCTTTGATTTGCAGGAACACCAGACACATCGGTCACATCTTTAATCCAAGACTTAAACATAATATCATCTTCGGTGACACAGATAAGATAGTTAGTGCCTCTACGAATAATCTTACCAACCAGACCAGTATTGAGATTTTCTACAATATCACCAACCCTGTAAATGTTTTTCTTTACAAAATTTTCACGAAGATTTTTCCAATCAAACTTAGGTGCAATTTGCCAAAGACTCCAACCTTCTTTAATACCCATTGCAGTACGAAGAGTATTATATAACTCCTTTGCTTGTTTATCGTTCATAGATGTCGGAACACCTTTTCTGAAAGAATTATAATCACCTTCGGCAGCTGCCTTTCTTTGTTTTGATGCAGACATTCCTTCTGTTCCTTCAGAATCAGGATCTCTATCTCCAGCAGAAAGAACTTCTACATTATCAAAGTTATAAAGTTTACCATTATAATCATTTGCTAGTTTTTCAAATTCTTTTACTCTATCTGCACCACCAAGAATACGAACTCCGGCATATCCATCAGTGTGTGCTCTCTTTAATACATCAAAAATTGTTCTGTTACCAGGATCATTTACAATTTTTCCACTATGACCAGGATACATTTGTTTCATAATCTCAACCTTAGTATCAGGATCTAAGGGATTCTTTTTCTTATCCTGACTACGTGATGGGACAATAATATAGTCACCTTCATCAGAACTTGATGCGACTGTATCCAAAAGTTTTTCATGTCCTGTGGTAGGAGGATTGAATCTACCAAAAGCAACGGTCAAAGTTCCTTTTGTTTTTTCAACTTCAGGTGGACCTTGTGGTTCTTGAATTTCACTACTTGAAGTTGCCTGTGATAATCTTTTCTCAGCATCAGTATTTGGTGGATCTTGCTTACCAACACGTTGCCTTTTATTATAAAACTTAAGTTGTCCTTTCTCAGTTTTTGCTACAAACTCACCCTTCTTATCATACCATCCACCATGACCATCACCAACCAGTCCCATTCTTTTTGCCTGCTGGACTGCAGTTGATTCAGATAAAAATTGAAAAAAATTCTTCATCACTTCCTTTTACTTAATTCTCTTATTACCTGTTGTTTGTGCAATACAATGTATTCTAATGCACCTTGACGCATATGTTTATATTTATCTTTTAATGTCTGAGACTTTGTGAAGTTAATTCTTTTATCAAAAGTATGATAGATATGAATAAGAAGTTGCTCATAATTATCTCTACCATTTTTTGAATTCGGTTCAAAGGACTTTATCAAGTCAAGTATTTGTGAGTTCATTTTTTTATACCATTAAATTTGACCGCAAGATTAATATATTGTCCAAGTTTATGACTTATTCCAGTTTTATTTGTTCTAATTGAAAAATTTAAAGTTGTAGTATGTGTTCTACAAGTTAAATCAATATGCCAATTTTGTTTTGATGTCTTCGATGGATATGCCTTTATACCATTTGCTTTTTTAGATGTCTGAACACAATCTTTAATTATATTTTCATCATTAATTACTTGTGTATCACTACCAGCAGCTTTTAAAACAATAAGAGGAACTCCTTCCTGTTCTGCAGCAACTTCACGAAGTAACCAATTTTTTGCCTTTACTGGATACTTATTCATCATATCACAAATATACTGTCTAACAAATTCCAACTGTGCATCATATAACATTTCATATTGTTTTGGATTCATCTTTTCAAAAGCACCTATAACCTTTGTCATTGTCTGTTTTCCATAAGTGTTTTGTTGAGTTATATTGGGAATTCCTTTATAGAAAGTTTCATATGATTTTTTTTCAAGTTTTGTATAATCATTAAGCATTCCAAAAGAAGTGAAGATAGGTCTAACATAACTATTGAATTGTGGTTCAGCAGTTTTTGCTCCACCAGCTTTAAGAGAAATGCCTAAAATACTTCCATCATCAAAAACAGCAAAAATATCTCCCTTATGATTAGGTGCAACTCCCTCTGGTTTCAAGTTATTACGATACCCCCAAACAACTTTTGCAATTTTTTTTCTTTTATTTTCACCGATCAACCATCTAGTAATTGCCTGAGCATTAATTGTTTTTTCTTCAAACTTGGAAGAAGTCGGTGCTTTATCTAAAAAAGGTTTGCCAGCTTCATATGCACTCTTATTTTTATACGCACCAAATTTTGGATTATTTGCTTCTACAAGTTTATTGTAAAACACGGCAGGTTCAAGATTTGTGCTGACACCCGCTTCAAAAGCAATCGCTGGGAACAATTCAGTAATAGTAGAATTAAGGGTGGTTTCCTGCATCCCACCCCTGGTGTTTTTAAATACAATATTGACTTTTTTGCTAAAACCATCAACCTCAGTTAAATCAGTTGATGACTTTGACTTTACATATTTTCTACTACATCGGAGTCCAGAAATTCTTTCAATTTCCATTTCCAAGGATTCTTGAGTTTCAAGTCTATCCTCATCACACATAATATAAATGTATGATCCTTCAGTTCTTTTATCGTCAATCGACATACCCAGATCATAAAGGTTGTCGTTGATAACAGTAACTACCTTAGTATAAAGGTCTGTATCAAGGAGACTTTTTGCCATTATACTTTTTTAGGTATTTATTTAAACTAACTAAAAGTTAAAGTTTTCCACTGACAAAAGCATCACCAACAACTCTGGTATACAAATGAAGGGTTCCTTCCTGTTCACATTTAAGATGCCATCGAGTCATAATGACAACCGAATCTCTTGTAGGACCGGTCATCATTTTACGACCTTGTTTGGTTTCACTTGACCACAGACCGAATCTTGTTTCCCATACACGAAAACAGTCATCGATCCATTCATACTCGGCAATTTCTGGATGTTCATTCATCAGCATCTTCCTCCTTTTTATTAAATCCAAAGGGACCTTCTTTTTCATCTAATGCAAGTTTAAGTGCAAGTCCACCAACTGCTTCCATTACTTTAAGAACCTGCTCAGGTTTAGCATCCTCTCCAAGTTCTTTGGCAACATACCAGTACTTAGGCCAGAATGTTTCTCCTGCTTTTTGATAATCTTCAAGTGTTAATAGTTTCATTTTCCAAGTGCAATGTTTTCAAGTTTAATAAGATTACGTCGTGCCTGTTCCTTTTTAATTTTAGTATAGATGGATTGATGACGACGAAGTTCTCCACCCATTGAACAGGATTTCTCCATCTCATTTACATAGAACTCTAATTGAAGAAGTTCCATATCATCAAAATCTAATCTTCCATTGTGAATATTTTTCATTTCCCAACTCCATAATCAGGTGCATTTTTCTTTTCAAGTTCACGAATAGTTTCATGAAGTCTTTCTACTGCCTTTCGCATTTCTTCAGTCTCTTCCCACTCAAAAGTATCACCCTTTGAGTTCTTCTTTGATTTTTTGGTCATAGATCTCCTTCTTTGCGATTTTCTGAATAGTGGACATCAAACTCTCCACCAGGATATCTAGACTTGAGTTTGTCTACATTCATTTCAATAACCTCATCAAGAGAAATATTAAGTCCCATACATGCCTGAGCAACATACCACATGATGTCACCTAGTTCACGTTTTAGATGAAACATATTTTCTTCATTGACAGGTTTACCCTGAAAGATAATTTTTTTGACGACCTCAGTAAACTCACCTGCTTCTGCAGACATACCTACGGCAGCAGTAAGAAGTCTCCAAGTTTCAAATCCTTCTCCACGAAGTTCTTGAATACGATATTCAAATGCATCTGCATTTTTACTGGGTTGTGATGTAACGGCATCTACAAACTCAAGATATGCGTCAGTATTTACAGTCATGAAAAATTAAATCCCTCGAATGATTTCTTTCGTTCCTCATCATTATACTCCTCTTCGTTTCCGGAGTCAAGTATGTCATCTTGTGCTTTTTGCTCACAATCATAGAGTCGCATCTTAGCACGATCAACACCTACAATAAATCTCTTAAAAATAGTAGGATCATTATATCGATTCTTCAACTGCTTTACCATAATCTGTCCCAACTGTTCCAACTCCTCTGTGCTAATAAGGGCAAACATAAGATCAGCAGTAGCAGGGAGACCAAAGGATTCACTAGTGTCAGTAATATCAACATCACTGCTACCATAACCAGAACGAGTGGTCTGCGTGGCAGAAACGATAGGGACGTTTGCCTCAACAGCCAATCCTCTAAGTTCCTCTGCAATAGCTTTAATATAGCTATATGAATTGACAGAAACACCTGACTTATATCTTGAGGAAGCACATATATTAAGGTAATCAATGAAAATAATATCAGGTCTAAATGACTTCTTAAGTGCAAGTTCATTAAGAAGTGCCTTAAAATGTCCACTATGTGCAGAAGCAGTGGGATATTCTTTAATTATAAGAGACCCCTGAGTTTTTTCTGCTAGTCTGGTAACTTTATTTTCAAATGATGACCTTGGAAGATCGGTCAAGTCCTGGATCGGGACATTGAGGAGGTTGGCGTCAATTCGTTCAGCAATCTTCTCTTCTGCCATCTCCATTGTAATATAGAGAACGTTCCTCCCCTGGAGCAACACGGAGCTAGCAACATGGCACATGAATAAAGACTTGCCGACACCTGTACCAGCAAGCGCGATGTTAAGAGTCTTGTTAGGTAAACCACCTTTCGTGATTTTGTTAAAGTATTCGAGATCGAATTCAATTTTGTCCTCCTTGCGGTGATAAGATTCATATCGTTCTTCATAATCTTGTAGGTAATCATGTCCAATGTGGTTGTCAAAAGAAACAGCAAGTGCCTCAGAAAGAATGCTAGGAATAGCATCACGATTTTTCTTTTCATCATTACCATCGGCAATGTGAATAGATTCCATAAGAGCAATATAAATTGCACGATCACGACACCATTTTTCAGTGGTATCTAATAACCACTGAATCTCCACCAAAGAATTATGTAGGGAACTTACAATGTCTCTGGATTGTTTGATTTCTTCTTCAGTGAGATCAGTTCGATTATCAATCTCAATCTGAAGTGCTTCCTGAGTAATAGTAGAATTGTATTTTACAATAAAATGAACTATCTCCTGAAAGATAGTCTTTTCAGTTTTAACTTCAAAAAAATCTGGTTGTATAAAAGGAATTACCTTTCGTGCATAGTCTTCATCAAAAACAAGGTTTCTTAGGATCGTTGTTTCAATTCTTTCCATTTATTCAAATAATAATCACTTTCGGGTTCGGTAATAAGAGTCATTCCTCTTTTAATAAAGTCTTCTCCTTTATCAGTTTCTTTAAATCTTTTTTCGTTTTTATGCGCCATAACTGAACTCCTGTTGTGCTATTTGATCTAGTTTTTGCATCACCTCTTCGGTGAAGTATTCTTCTGGATCTTTTAAAATTGCTTTTGCATATACTTTTTTACCATTCATCTCATAACGACCTGCCACATTTTTCCAGAGACCACCGAGTTCTCCCAACTCAAGAAGACCATAATATCGATCAAGACCACGCTCATCGTAATACAGACGCACTGTAACATCCTTGTTCTCCTTACTTAAACGTGACTTAGCAGTCTTTGCCTTGATAAGATTTCCGACAACTTCTGTTCCATCTTTTTCTTTTTTCTTAGACAAATAGATAATCGTAGACGCAGCATATTTGAGACCACTACCACCACCCATTTCTTTTGTAGGAACATAAGAACCGATAACATCGTAAGTATGATTTGTGACAATCATTGGAATGTTTGCTTGACCCAACTTGAGAGTGAGCATACGAAAGGCACCTTTAATAAGTTGGGATTTAGTCATGTCCCTAACTTGTTTTTCATTGAGTGCATCAGTAATTTCTTTCTCAGTCGAAAGCATACCTAGAGAGTCTAACACGAACATTAGTGGTTTGCGTTCGTCTTCAGGTTTTTTTAAGTATATGTCTACAGCCTTCAGTGCCTTGCTACGAAATTCTTCGACTGTGACTACATTTACGACTACCGTCCTATTTAGATCTACCCCACGACTTGCGAGTAAAGACTTATTAACAGCCGCTTCAGTATCAAAATATAGACACATCCCATCAGGGTTAGAATCCAGAAAATTTTTGACGACGGCAAGAGAGAAAAAAGTTTTTCCAGTACTAGACTCCCCAGCAATGGCAGTAATCTTATTCCCAGATACACCACCAAATATAGACCCTGAAACAAGTCCGTTAAAAATGTACGAACCTGTATCAACAAATGTTTCAGTTTCGTCAATGTCTGCTGCGAGTTTTGTGTACTCATCTCCAATCTCTTTTACTATATCTTTAAGAAAATCCATTATGCAAAAAATAATTCTAAGTTTACGGTTTTTTCAACATTCCACCCAATGGCATCAAGAATTGCCTTGAGTGGTTCTACAAAACTCTTTTCAAATTGTAAGTCATAGTCAAGGTACTTGTCAAGACCAAGTTCTTTGGGAAAATCTTGGATAAATGAAATGACATTTTCCTGGATAATATTTGGTTTTTTTAGATAAATGAATTTAATCTTTTCACCATTATTAATAAGGGAATACTTATTAGTCAATTTATGTTCTTTTATATAGTGGTTAAAAAGAAGTGCTCCACGACAGTGAATAGGTGTTCCCTTTGCATAGATGCTGGAATGTGATTTGTACTTAACCACATCCGATACTGAACGAGGGAATGCAATTTCTTCTGGAGGAAGAGACTTAAACTTAACCCTACAGTCATCAATAAATTTAATGACATCCTCCTCAGTACCATTCATCATCAGTTTCAGACCATCTTTAATCATCTGACGACAAGGTGCCGGTGTAGATGATTTAACTGCCTCAATACCCATCATCTTGAGTTTAGGTTCAGAATATTGAACTCCCTCACTATTCCATACATTAAGGATATAACGTTTTTTTGCGGTCCAAATACCACGTTCTGCGATATTCTCACGCTTCATAATCATTTTTTGTTCATATGCCTGAACGTAATCCGCAAGGTCCGAATAAGATCGTTCGATGAATGGTTCCAACTTGTCTTCACAGATCTTGTCAAGTATCGAAACAATTGCTGTTTTATCGCCAGACTTACCACTAAAAAATTTATCAACAAGAGGTCCCATATTAAGATAGATGGAGTCAGTGTCAGATGCAATGACATAATCCTCCCCCTCTGTTTGTAAAAGTTTATTTAGGTATCCGTTCATACGATTTTCAATCCATCGAATCGAAACTTGACCTGAGAGAGTAATTGCTTCAGCATTTGCCAGTTTATAATACCTAAAATACTGATTACCAATAGCACCATATGCAGAGTTGAGCTGAATCTTTCGTGCCATCTGGATGTTGTTGCATCGGGCAATTTCCTTTTCCAGTGCCTTCGTTGGAGTTTTTTCATAATCTTGTTTTGCCTGAAGCATTTTCTTTTTATAAATGGTTCGATCTTTATAGATCTTCTCCATCAATTCTGGCAAGAACCCACGAACATCCTTCCGATACATGGCACCATTAGCACATACCGCACTGTCCTTATACATCTCAAATGTTAGTTCCTCATTAAGGATTTTATCAACTGTTGCACTTGGGTGTCGGGTATCCTGTAACGTCTCTGGAGAGATGTTGTATTGCATAATAAGATGAGGGTAGAGACTATTAAGGTCAAAAGACACAACCCAATCATACTTTCCCGGAATCGGTTCCTTAACATAAGCACCTGCATATTTTGAGTCCTTATCAGAACGTTCTTTAGGAGGAATTACAATGTTTCTTTTCTTCAGATAATTATAGATGATTGTATCCCACATACGAACTTGTGAAAAGACATCGGCATAATTTGCCTTTGCATCATACGCCATCGTAATGGCAAGTTCAATTAGTTTCATCTTGTCTTCCATTCGGTCAACAAGTTCCACGTCAATAATGTTATACTCTACAAACTTCTGCCACCCTTTAGTATAGAAGTCTTTAAAAGTATCAAACTCAGAGTGATCTAGTTTCTTTTGCCCAAGTTCAATACTGGCAATATAATCAAGACGATAAGATTCTTGTGCCTTATAAGTAAATTTCTTATAAAGATTCAAGTAATCGAGTTGAGTGACACCGCCGATGTCATACGCAATATTTTTTCTACCTACAATGTAAATTTCACGTTCAGTTACAAGTCCCCATGGAGAAAGTCTCTTCATGAGTTTCTCACCAAGAATGCGATCAATACGACGAACCAAATATGGAATATCGTACAGTTCACTATTCCATCCAGTAACAACTTCAGGAGTATTTCCCTCAATCATCCACCAGTTAATAAAGTCAGTCAGCAGTTCGTATTCTGTACGAAACCCCTTGTAAATAACGTTCTCTTGTTTATTTAGAAATTGACCCCTTCCCCAAGTGCGAATCTGTTTTGTAGAGTAATCTTGAATCGTAATCAAAAGAACTTCTTCGGCGGCAGATTCTACATCGGGGAATCCGTTCTCTGATGCAACCTCAATATCAATGGTGGCAATCTTAATCTTTTGAGTATCGAACTTAATTTCTTCTTCGGGATACATCTCAGAAATATACTGATAGATGTATCGGTCATTACCATAAATCTTGAAGTTATCTACACCGTCATATCGTTTGATAAACTCACGACAATCACGAACGGTTCCAGGTTCTATAGATTCTACATATTCACCTTGTAGAGTTTGATACTTTGTTTTCTTATTAGACTCAACAAAAAGAGTCGGGTAAAACTTCTCACGGGTTGCAAAATGGCGACCATTTTCATAACCACGAACCAAGAAGTGATCCCCGACCATTTGAACATTAGTATAAAAACGCATTATGCAATAGCTGCTAGATACTCATCAACAAGTTTTCCGTTTGGTTCAACAAAAGTTAGAACATCTGCTGATCGAATTAAGATCTCATCCTGATTCGTAAAAGTCAACCAAGGTTCAATGTACTCTTCAGTTTTAGTATCAGTATTAATACCAAGAACAATTCGATATGGTTTGATGATTTTACAATCAGGTTCTCCAATTTCACCAAACAGTTCTTGAACTTCACCAATCAAAACTTTATCATCTCTCAATAAAATACACTGTATGTTTTTTTCCATAGTGATTCAATTCCTCCAAGTAGTATAGCAATAAAAAGGGGAGGTGTCAAACTGGTTTGTGCCAGTTTCCTCCCTATCTGCGGCGACGATATTCAATTCTATTTAGAACCATACTTTTTTCTTGTGTGCCTCTGGTACTACCTTTCCAAGTGTAATACTCAGAAGCCCATCCTCAAAGCTAACTGATCTAACTTCCGTCTCGTCACTGAGTGTCCAGCACCTTGTGAAAGATCGTTGAGCCACTCCTCTATGGACGTAATCTGTGTTGGTTTCTCCATCTTCTCTTTGTCCTTCGACAAAGAGTTTACCGTCTTGTGTGTAGACATTTACTTGATTTTTTTTAAATCCTGCTAGTGCTAGTTCTAATACAGATTCTGTGTTGCTGACCTGTATTAGATTGTACGGAGGATAATTCGATGTCGTTTCATGCAACGAAAACAGACGATTGAAGTATTCATCCATACCAATACTATTCCTATTTATGCGGTCTAGCAGTTGATCTAGATTGGCGGCATTATACTTTGCTAAGTTGTTCATTGTACTTCTCCTTATTAAAGCGAGATTTGATTGTGTGGACCCCGAAGGCATCCGGTATATTTATAGCACAGAACATAAAAAAAACGGGGTGGTGAACCCCGTAGTTTTTTATTCGGTTTCCTCTGTCCGTTTTTTCTTAGAACCAATATTATACTTGGTTTCTAGTGTCCATTCTTGCTTATCCTTATATGCAAGAACTTTAATTTGATTTAGTGGTGCAATGTCTTGAATTTTTTCTAAATCAACAATACTAATAAGACCCCAATCAGCAAGAAGTTGAGCAATACGGTTACGGCGCTGGATGTCATTTTGTGTCAAATTCGCATGTTTTCCATCTAGTGCAAATAGTTCTTTAAAATGCACTAAAAAATATCTTCCTTGCTTGTGAAGAATATGACAGGACTGATAGATTTTCTTTTCCTTTCTAGATGCAACTCCGATTCTTGTCAAAGTTTCACGTACTTTCAAAAAGTCATCAGGTTCATTGAGAGCAATCTCAACCATTTGTTCGGGAGACCAACTCACTTCAGGTTCTCTAA